AGGATTGAAGGCTACATTAAAAATATCCAACAACCCCCTGTTTGAAAAGAACAAGAAGAAGCCACCAATGAACAAGATAAATGAGAATCCCAACGAAGAGAAAAAGGCTGTGAATGAAAACACCAAGAAGAAGTTACGCCGTGATAATGTGAAACGTCAAATCGAGAGGGTCAAGGGTATCACAAAAAATGATGTTGACGAGCTCATGAAGATGTGGAATAAGAGTAAGAACCAATCTGATATGGGGGTTTGGAAAATTATCAATCAAGCCTCTAAAAGGGTTCAGGATAAGGAGAGGGAAAATGCTGTAAAGGGTCTCGTGGGTGGTGCCATCAATAAAGTGGTGAAAAACAGGGAGAGGGAAAATGCTGTAAAGGGTCTCGTGGGTGGTGCCATCAATAAAGTGTTGAAAAACAAGAATAACAACAAAAACTTCAATGCTTCTGCGGAACTTAACAAGCAACTTAACATCAAGGGTAAAGAGCTCAATAAGGAAAACAAGAATCGTAAGCGAGAGAAGCCTACACTACGACTTGGTGGAAGAGCAGCTGAGAATCGACCTAAACCCACCGATGAAAATAAGAAACGATTCGTTTCTGCTATCAATACACTAAAAAAATTACCTCAAAATAAGAAAACCGCATTCAAGGGTCAACTCGACGCTGCATTCAAGAGACAAAATCTTAATAAGATGATAGAAATTAAGAATAAGGCAGTTACAGAAAATAAGGAGATTTCAGATAAAGAAAAACGAGAAAAACGAAAGAGAGAAGAAGCTAAGTTCGAGGCCCAGAAAGCTAATGAGAAAACACAAGCTAAACTGAAAAATGTCGTCACGAAAGTCAGGGGGAAACAGGTCATGAATGCAGTGAAAGTAGCGTCTCAAAAAGTGAAAATTAGTCAAGCCAATGGACAGGAACGTGTAAAGTTGTCAAGGAAAAATGCACCTAAAACTCAGGCAAATGTGCAGACAGCTAAGCGTGCGGCTAATCTATTAAAGACTCGCGAGACTCGCAACGCAGCGGTGGGAGCATCCAAAGCTGTGAAAGGGTACATAGAAAGGAGAATAAAGTGATTTTGAAATAGTACGATTAGAAATTCTTCAGAAAGTTTATAACAACTTTGTCAAGAAAAATGTTACTCTGCAGAGTCGTGATGAAGTTCGGTGATGATGTATTCTGGATACATTTCACGCATCATTCTTTTCTGCGCCATAAAAACCACCATCCTGTCATTGTGGGTCAAAGACTTTGTGATGAAATCGATAACCTTCTCATGATGACTGACATCTATTTGAATTGTATAGCCCCAATGTTGTCTAGGGGCTAGGGATACTACGTTTAAATGCCGTGAAATCATCCTGATACGGGATATAGCGGACATGGTCAATTTATTCATTTTTTATATACATCAACTTAGGTGTGAAATTTTCTAATCCATTTCATCAATTAGCGGTAGACATTACCTTGAATTTATTTCTCTAATTAATTTAAAGGTTTGACCTATCTTTAAGTTAGATGGATGATTGTCAGGTATGTTGTGAAAAATTCAACAAATTGAAAAACAAAAAGGTAGAGTGTTTGTACTGTGCCTACACTGTCTGTAAAACTTGTTGTCAAACCTACATCTTGTCATCTGAAAAGGATCCACATTGTATGAATTGTAACGCAGTTTGGAACCGTGAATTTGTCGATTCATTTTGCACGAGATACTTCAGGAGCACAGAATATAGGAAACATCGTGAAAATATATTATTTGACCGTGAAAAACTTTTAATGCCTGAAACCCAACCAGATGTGGAGCGCATATTGAACATGAGAAGATTGAATAAATTGTTACGCTCCCACAAAGACCGACTCATCGAACTACACACTCTTCATATAAGATCAGTAGACGATATGACAAATTTACGTGAGCACCCAGAAATACTATCGATTTACAGGAGCATGGAGGGTATATATAGGCACCTAGAAACATTACGACAACAAATACGGGGATCCAATATCGAAGCCAGAAAGTTTATCCACAAATGTCCAAGTGACAACTGCAAAGGATTCTTGAGTGAAAATATGTATTGTGGATTGTGCAGTAATTACTTTTGTGAGAAATGTAACGATGTGAAACATGACGACCACGTGTGTAACCCTGACACAGTTAAGACGATAGAATTGATTAAAAGGGATAGTAAACCGTGCCCAAAATGTGGAATTTTAATTCATAGAACAGATGGATGCGCACAAATGTGGTGCACATCTTGTCACTGTGTGTTTGATTGGAGAACTGGTGCAATCGACACCGGAAGGATTCACAATCCCCACTTCATACAGTTTAAACGTAAGACCCACACATCGAGGGAGCATGGTGACATCCCATGTGGTGGGATACCCTCCTTTAGAGAACTTAGAGAAAGTTCCACTTCTGCCAAAATATTTGAATACGCGATGCTCGTATTTGAGACTGATAGGTTGTTGTTGTTTATGGACACACGACCACCCAATAATTTACATTTTAGGGTGGGATACATGCTCAACGAAATTTCCGAGGAAAACTTTAAAAATATGCTACAACGACAAGAAAAGTTTGTCGATAAAATTCGGGATATTACAAATATTTATGAAATGATCGTTCACACAGGGGGTGATGTATTGAGGCAGCACATCCTCGATACAAGCAAATATGATTCTCATGTAGCAATCTTACAGGGACTTGTTGAGTACAGTAACGAAGTGTTTTCAGATATTAGAAAACGATACAACTGTAAATTACCAAAGAATATAAATATATAGGAATACAATAGATGATACTCATACTGGTATTGATACTATTGGTCCTGTATTTATTACCGATGTACAAAAGCCCTAAAGTTTTGAAAGGTTTTCTATCACCCGAGGAACGACAACATATCATCAAAGAGGCTAGTGGTAGGTTATCAGACTCACTTGTAGACAAGAATGGTAGTGTAAATAAAGAGGTTCGTCAAAGCCGCACAGCGTGGCTTCAGAAGACGGATCCAATTGTTAGATCCGTGATGGAGAGATGTGTCGGGCATGTTAACAAAACTATCGATCATTGTGAGCAGTTACAGGTTCTTCATTACGATGAGGGTGGTCATTACAAGCCTCACCAAGATGCTTTCATAGGGGATGAGAATAGTAGGCTCTACACATTCATATTGGCTCTCACAGATGATTACGAGGGTGGTGAGACTGAATTCCCGAATGTAAAAAAATCGTATAAATTAAATGCTGGTGATGCGCTATTTTTTCATACGCTAGATAGTTACGGGTTGGATACATCCAAGGCTTTACACGGTGGGAAACCTGTAAAGTCTGGTGAAAAATGGATTTGTAATTTATGGATTAGACGAGACCGTTATGATTAATATTTAACTCGAAATGAACTAATCACCTTTTCGATTGCATTTTTTTGTCTATCCGTGATAGCGGGATAGTTTGAATAGTTATGTGCATTATTGTAAAAATCCAGGATACCTTGAAATACACTAGCATTAAATTGTGGTTTTGAAGAAGACCAAGATACAATTGCCTCACACATTTTGATATATTCGTGATCACTTTTCATCGTTGTTTATACAACGACTGTATCCTTTATACAGATTAGGGAACTTCCCTACAGTTGATCCCTAACCTTCTCACGGTTAGCCATGTGGAGTCCCTCAACCTCGGATTTGTTTTGTGCACCGTATGGCACTGCGTAGTGATTCTCAACCAACCACTTGTTCACATTAGTCCAAACGTCATCTTCACAGATCCAAACCTCCGCGAGCACACGACCAAACTTACCCCTAGAATCCGCCTCCGGGCATCTGAGTTCGATCTCGATATCATCCTTCTCAGATGCGACCGCCTTTAGGCACCATTCCTTGAGCTTCTTCTTCGAGAGGAGACCAAACTTTTTCTCTTCCTTGTCTGAAGTGCGAGATTCAGGGGTATCGATACCCAAAAGGCGTACACGTTGTTTCGTGCAAACATCGAAGCCGAGATCAATATTGACATCAATCGTGTCTCCATCGACGACCTTCTCTAGGGAGGATACGCGGTATTTGAAATTACACTCTTCAACGTTGTAGGATGACATCTTATAATAGTATCTGTACTTAAAACTTTAATACCATAACAAAGTATGAAATGCTTAGCAACCTTTTCTGAAAATAGTCTCTATAAGATCAAGTTGAGTAAAGCACGTAAGAATGTACTCGAAACTATGTACAGAAAACCGTGTATCGTCGAGGTGTACCCGATCAAAGATAATTTGAGACTTCGTCTACGTTTCAAAGAAGCGATACAAGAAGCACAGGAGATTTGTGAAAATAACCACGACGCGAGAGAGTGTCACCTCGCGTGGTATGAGGTGGATGAACTAGATGACGCTATGCAACGTATATGTCTTGATAGATGGTGATATCAGGTGGTTCTTCATCATACCTGTAATATGTAATCGAAATTCCAAAAAGTTCTTTCATTTCTGAGTGAACTTCTTCATTAATTATTTTTTTCCAGTTTTTTATAGTTGTCTGAAAATATTCCGCCGTATCATCAGAGAATACACAGATGCGCATAAACGGTATACTGCGCAGGTGTCTCATATATTCGAAAACAGCCTCGGGTAAGGGTGATGCCCTACTGTATGCCGCGTCGAAGATATCAATGACGTAGTACCCATGTGCATCACAAATTATATTGACTTGCATTTGGGGGAAGCCTTTTATATATGAAACAAAATCCGAATTACTGGGAAGGGTGGTAAATATCGGTGTGTTTTCACATACATTCTCATCGTTATAACCAATCCCTGTATGTGTGTGATATGATATTTCCGAATTCCAAACCCTCACGAGTTCCTTTGAGTCGACTTGGCTGCGTTTTTTCGATGTAACACGGGTCGGCTTACTAAATTTAGAATTTTCATATTTTATATCACCCGCAAATTCCCACTGTTTGACAGAAGATAACTTGCTTATTTCTTTCAAATCGTGGACCACCCTTCGAGATAGTTTCACCTTGTGCTTGGTTATCGCCATACACGGATTGCTAACACGGGTGAAGTACATCTACGATATACTAAGAACTTTTTTTAAAGCTTCAACAAAAGTGTGAAGTCACCAATTTCTTCGAGGGCTTCTCGCCTTTTCTTGACCTCATCATGTACTCGAAGTATTTCCCTCAGACGATTTATTTCACTTATGAGTTCCTGATTACTCCAACCATCAAACTCACTAGTTGATTCTATTTCAACAAAAATACCTGCGGGGAGGACCATATTTTTCTTGAAAAGTAAAGCTTCACTTAGGTCTGTAACGAGAATCCTTTTAATGTCTTTTGTATAATTATATGTACGACAGGGCAAATTGTCAGACTGGAATTGTACACATAGGCTATGGAAACTTTCATAGAGCACACCAGGCCATGTATGTAGATGAATATATGGAAAAGACTCGAGATCTTCGTTGGGGGATTGTCGCTGTTAATCTCAGGGATGAAGGGTTCCGTGAAATCGATGAATATATTGTCAAGACTCCGTCTAAATATAAACTTGTGAGGTCACACCTCGATTACATCGACTGGACGAAGAATAGAACCATTGCAAAAAATCTACTCACGTTACCAAGTGTCCATCTAATCACGATCACTGTTACAGAGAGTGGATACACACCCGGTTCTCCACTATTTGAGTACCTCGCGTGTGGTCTTAGAAACCGTAGGACACCTGTGACTATTTTATGTTGTGACAACATTCGACAGAATGGTATAGTTCTCGAGACACAATTCCTAGCCTATCTCTATCATACGAACCAATATGAACTGGCAGATTGGATTAGAGAAAATGTAAAGTTCCCTTCGTGCATGGTTGACCGTATCACACCTCGAACAACGGATCCACTTCGCCGTGAAGTTGAATCATTGTTCCCAGGGTATGGGTCTACAGCTGTACAGACAGAGGAATATAGACAATGGGTCATCGAGGATAAGTTCGCTTCAGACTTCCCAGATCTGACCCAAGTAGGTGCTATTATCACGAACGACATAGAACCATACGAGGAGACAAAGATTAGGATTCTCAACGGTGCCCACACATCACTCGCGTATATGGGAGTTCTTTCTGGGTATCAAACATTTGACCAGGTCATGAATGACCCATCACACCGAGAACACTTCAAACGACTACAAATAGAAGAAATTGCACCCTCAATCGATGTGAATGTACCCTTCGATATATATGAATATATCGATAAAGTTGAAGAAAGAATTTCAAGTGAGGAAAACGTTGACAACCTTGATAGAATTTGTATGGACGGATTCACAAAGTTTCACACATTCATAGTTCCTTCACTACGTAAATGTTTGGAACAAGGTAAACGACCCGTGTACATATATAAGAGCATTACTGCGTGGTACATTTATTGCAGAAAGTTCGCGAGAGGGTGTACGAAGATCCGATACGATGAACCGAATTGGACCTTGCTTGAACCCCTATTGAGAGATGGGGTTGTCGAATCATTTGTTCAATCAGAAAGATTGTGGGGTGATTTACCAAAAACATATATTACATTCACTCGAGACCTCAAGTCTGTGTTACTATCTCAAACCTACGAGAAAGAAATCGACCAACTTGTAGAAGATTAGAGAAATCACCCCAATATTAGATAGATGTTAGACGTTGAACAATTGGTGAAGGATGTATACTCAGAACTGGGTCCTGGATACAGTGAGCGGGTATACCACAACGCGATGGAAGTTCTCTTGAGGGAAAAGAAGATACCGTATGAATCTGAGCGACACATATTAGTCCACTATAGAGGCCACGTAGTTGGTCAATTACGAGCTGATATTATTATAGATGGTAGGATAATACTAGAACTCAAGGCTATCAAAACTCTGACGGACGGGATGGAGTTACAGGCTCGAAAATATCTTGACTTGACAGGACTGAGGACGGCGTACCTGGTAAACTTTCCTCTTCAACCAGATCGGGAGGTTGAGATTCGTTTAATTGCATTAGGACCATCAACGGGAGAACTTTCGAAAGCCTTTGGTGAAATTCTTGAGCATCATCATACTGTTTCTGCGGATCTGAAACCGCTGCCTCTAGAAGTTCTCGGGCAGTATTCAAGTGGAACTTTGCCTGCTCCATGCAGTACTGTACAGATGGGTCAGATTGGTTGATAGTCTCCAAATGAGGGCAGTTCTGTACAAATGCCTCAACCTCGTGCAGTGTGGATAGGACGTCGTTCGTCATGTTGTAAGTCATCATAAGAAAGTTTCGAAAAATTACACAGTGGGTATGAATTCCCATCTTAGGTCTACACAAATCTTTTTCCATATAAAATCTTGCTGGTATAGTTTCTCCTTCGACTTTAGGAGGGGGAAATATTGTAAATACTCATCCTCCCCCAAAAGTTCACAGAATTTGTAGAGCACGTATGAATAGCTCAAGAAGTTTTTCCTTTCGGCTGGGCAGTTGTTATCGAATGGTTTCTGGATATCCTTGAACATGATCCTCAAAAGTTCTTCAAGTTCTTGGGGCATATTGGGGGGTTTGATTCCATTCAGTATATTCGTGATATAAGGAACATGTTCATAATATTTATTCAATCGTAATTTTTTCAGTAACGTTCGTATCTTTGCGTGTGTGATATCTTCCAAGTTTTTGATTTTGATTTTTTTGAGTTCTGCTCTCAGTTGATCTATCACCTCTACTGGGATAGTAGTCATTTCCTGTGCCTGAAACTGTGACAACCACTCATTGAAGTGGTTCTCCCTCTTGTAGGAATAGTTTATGACCCTCTCGGAAGTCTCTTGTTCTTCCCTATAGGTGAGTTCTTCACTTATTAAACACGCCACGATGACTCCACAATCTTCACACACTAGGTCACTCGTTTCTTTGAAATGTATCAAATTACTATCTTCACAATTAGGGCATACATCCCTAGTGCGTTCACTAGATCTCGTTATATTTTGTTTTTCAACTTCAATTAAATAGTCTGTGAAAATATCTTTTCTTTTCAAACCTACTGTTTCTCTCACGTTGAAAACGTTATTTGTATTTGTCTCGTTTGCATCGTGAGTATGTTGATTCATGTAGGGCATACATTTGATTATGTATTGTGACATTTCACTTTCATAACGATTTTTGTTGTGTGGTTCATTTTCAATCAAATCTTTCCATTCCTTTACTCGATTGTTATACCTACTTAAAAAATTACCTTCCATTCTTTATAGAAATGCTTCTTAAGCTTTTAAGTAGTGTTATCTACCTTTACAAGAAGTTGACCACACCGAGGGACTACACAATTATCAAGGAAGAACTCGAATACAGTGTAGATTACGATACGAAATATCAAGTTGAAGATGAATTCTGGAAAAATGAATCGAAGGATTGGGATGGAATCCTCGAAAACTTTTATGTGAATGTCACAGGGTTAGATTTCAGAAACACGTATGTACCACAAAATGTGAATGGTGTCATACTGAGAACAAAATACGTCTACAACGGACACGTGTATTCGGTCGTTACGAATGATTTAAATTTTTCGTTACGTAAAGATGAGGGTACGATGCATTTTAGTATCCCGTTGAGTAGTGCTTGGATTATAGATCATGATGATAAACCTATCATTAACATTACTGAAAAGGTGAAAAGATATGCTGGTCCGAGATGTGATTTTCACATGGAAAAAATTGCCATAAAAGATTTATTATATTACGAATACGGAACCCTGAAGACGAGGTTCCCAAAAATTATGTTGATCAACACGTTGGGTATGAAAAAGATTGTATCTACAATCGATAATTTTACAACTGATCTTCGGATACCTTAGTTGCTAGATAGAATTTAAGCTCGCCCAAGTTTGCGACATTATACTTCAAAATCAGAAATCTATTCCCTGTCTCCTGTATAATCTGAACAGACGCACACATACTTGTCGCCTTTGTGAATATGTTTAGGTACTTCAGACTATACAGCCCAGAAATCGTCGTACTTTCATCGACACATTCAATAGAAGTTTCTTGGTTCGCAAAGTCACCTTCACACTTGAATTTGATTTCCTTACCGGAACGAATTATTTCAATATCGTTTCCTATGTTGGACATGTCTCTACAAAGTCGTTGAAAGTCTATCGATGGGAGTGTGGTGATTGTAGTCATTTCTACTTGGGGGACCTCGATACGACTCTCGTTAATGTCCAACAATTTGAGTTGAAATTTCGTATTCGTTTTCTTCGTGTCACTCGAAATTTCTATATTCATGTATTCCTTGCAGTTGATTTCGATTTGAAGCACATCATTATTGGTAATAGTCTTCAGTAGTTTGAAAGTATTCGAAATATTTATACCAGCTATGATTTCTTCCTTGTCACATACATATTCTTCGAAATTGTCACCCGATAGGAAGATATCCACGAGGGATGTTCGCGCCGTATCCAGTGTGACGATATACATTCCCTCCTTCCTGAAGTAAATATTCACATCATTGAGGATATCCTTGAGAACTTCAAATGTGGATTTAAAAGCTGCTGCTTGGATAGTAATTAACTTCATGATTAGTATTTAAACGCGTTACATCTTTAACTCTGTATACGGCTCCCCCTTCGATACGTTTCTACTTATCTTTTCCTCCAATTCTTTAGTCATCGGGGGTTGTAAGGACTTTCCGTAATCATCTAAATAGAACATGTTACCATGATCACCCTTCCCATCTAGTGAGGACATACCACAGCCCATGCCACCCACTGACTCGTTTGATATTTCTTTTGGGGGGAGTAGGGAATCTAACCAATTTTTTATTTCATTTCCAACTAGGATCTTACCATTTTGGGTGAGCATTGTGGGCACACGTGAAATTTTACTTTTGTAACTCGCTGGTACTCCCTGCGTGTTTATGTTGTGGTATTGAATTATTTGTTTGAGTTGATGGTGGCTTCTAATATAGTTGACAATTTCCATTGAGAACTTGCATCGTGGGCTATATATCAACAGAGACATCTAATATTTCACAAGGTAAAATTCTAAAATAAATTAACGCATAGTAATAATATGAACTACCTCCTCGCTCTGGTGCTACTCGTAATTGTATTTGTTCTGACAAATGAAAAGGAGAGTTACAGTTTCTCAGGATACAAACCTGAAATCCGTATTTTAATGGACCCGTTTCCAAACTTGAAGGGGTATGAACCTGTGAAAAATGATGCGAATGCCGATTTGATGGAGAGCATCGTTTTACTAACAAATAAGGAAATCCACAAAAGAACTGGGATACAAAATTATATCATAGAGACCACCTCTATGCAGAAGTTCTCAAAGGAGAATTCAATCATTTATGAATGTAGATTTATGACTATGAAGAAGGGTGGATTTTCGTTTGGCTTTTCTGTAGTAGTTTGGGTAATATTAGAAGATAGCAAACCCCCAAAACTTTTGGCTATTCGTTCTCAACCCACAGGAGTTCAAAATTCTGACCAACTTATTTCCCTCTCTGACAAAACAATGGGTAAAGAATTTTTAGAATATAAAATCGTGAAGGAGAAACACATACCAAGTAAGGAGGATTTCGATGCCTCTGTGGGTGTGTTTAGGGATGAAAATGTCCAACCTGTTAGATCTTACATCGAAGAAGATGAATTTCAAAAATTGACTTACTGAGTGAGTTGGAATGTTACAAATTTAAATTGTATTAATAGTAATGTTAAGCATCAATGACGTGACGAAGATTGATGAGAAAAGAAAGAGAATCAAGAAGGAAATATACACTAAAGTCTACGAACAGTTTTCCTCAAAGATAAAGCAGGCTGTTGAATTAGGGTGCAAACAATTATTCTTGACGGTGCCCTCTTTCCTCGTGGGGTACCCAACGTTTGATAGGGGACAGGCAGCTCGATACGTCGCGAGACAATTCAAACTTGGTGGCTTCACAGTACAGTTAATCAATGAGGTCGAGATTTATGTGTCATGGTATGTCGAAAAGAAGAAGAAGGAACGTCCAGAACACAAAGAAAAGGAAGAAGAAGAAGATTTTCCAACCTTGATGAATCTCAAAAAGATGGCAAATAAATACAGATGACTCTGCGAGAGACTTAAAGTTTAAATTATATTAGGATACTATATAATGTCTGACAATTTGAATGTGTTGGTCGAAGCCAAAAAGGAGTACTTGGGGCAACTGTGTCTCATAATGACACCCGCGATGATTGAAGTTTTTCAGGAAATGTATAACGAGTCGATTAAGACTTCTAAAGGGAAGCAAGTGTTAATCATGTTCCAAAAATTGTTGAAGGAGGTACCAAACTGGTCAAACGCTATGTCGAAGAAACATAGTGATAACATCACAGGACGGTGTTCTTGGTTTAATGATCTATTGGCTGCTGTCTTTGTAGCGTGCACGAAGATTCTCTCCGCTGTTCGTCTCAAGGCTGACAACAAGAAGATTTCACTCAAACTGCCAACAGAAGAGGTCTTCATTCAAACGTGTTACAACAACGCCGCGCGTGATCTATACAAGGATCCATACGTCTTACATGAGGAGCAAAGTGAATATATTCGTGATGAAAATTTGACTAAACGGTTCTCCACTTGTATCGAAAATACAGTGAAGGAGTTGATCCCAGTTCAACAGATCCTCCAAACATACATGTCCCAAGATACGCGTGATATTTCACTTGACGGGGATGTTCAAGATGCCGCCGACCCTGATGTGTTAGATGAGGGTGAGTTCCCAGAAGAAGAGACTGAACAGATCCCTGAAGCAGAACCAACCGAAGAGGTGGCACAGGAACCCATGTCAGAACTCCAACCCACAGGTCTCGAAAACGAATTTAAGACTGTACCAGGTGTTCAGGCAATCCCGGAATTTCAACCAGAACCGATGCAAGAGCCCACCAGTACCGAGCTCGAACCCGAGGGTGAGGAATATCAGGAGCCACCCACACCCAGTCAAGATGAGGGAGTTCTATTTGGTGATGCACCAGAGCGTCGTATAAAAAATCCCAGGTATAATTAAATGGAAGACCTCTCCAATTATCTCAGAGACCCTGTAAGCGCGGCTTTAATCGGTGCCGGATTAACAGCTGGTTACATTCATCTTAAAGCGTACCTCAATAACGAGGGTAAATTAGAATTGAACAAATACACAAAACCGGCGACATTGAATGCCATACTCGTATTCTTTATCGTCTCTGGTGGGATTGGCAAACGTGAAGTTATTTCAAGTGAGCCTTTCTAGACTTAAAGATTAGAATACTTAATTAATAAAATGGCATCTGTCTCTGCGTTTAACGACATGATGGGTCAATTTCTTGTGGAACTGCACAAAACATTTCCCGAAGAAAAAGGAATAAAAAAAATGCTTACATCTTTCGATGTTTTAAAGTCGAGTAACCCTCGTCTAGTTGTGGATGGTTTTATGCAAGGGGTGTCCCCTTACGCTGATCAAATCTCGTCGAAGAATGATAAATTCCTCCTCGTGGAGTGTTCCAACATTGATTTCCTAAAAGATTTGGATCTCGCTTCCTACTGGGAGAAAATGTCCCAAAACACGAAGGATGCCACTTGGCAATATCTCCAGACTCTGTACATGCTTGGAACCACTATCACTGCCCTCCCCCCTGACAAGATGGCCCAAATCGAGGCACTCGCACAGGGTGTGGCGTCTCAGTTACAGGATGAGGGTGGTGAATTAAATGAAGATGCCCTAATGAAAATGATGGGTAGTATGCTCGGTGGTTTGGGACCAAAAAATTAAACCTGAGTATATATAAATGAAGGTTTGGTTCGATGATCCTCGCCAACTCGTTGATGAAAAAAACTTTTTACAATTCTGGCCAAATGGTGAACAGTCCCCAGAGGAAAGAATTAACGCTGCCTCTAGGTTCATCGTTTACGCTTCTACACTTTTATATTTAATTAGACGTGACCCCCGTGTCTTTATATTGGGGGGAACTTTATTGGGGACTATCTATGTTCTTTATAAATCAAAAATGGTGAGAGAGGGGCACATGGGATCCCCTGAACAAAGCTCGTGTCAGAGACCGACTATGGACAACCCCATGGGTAACGTGTTGATGACGGATTATAGCCAAGCCCCTAATCGACTTGAAGCGTGTTACTACCCTTCTGTGAAACCCCAAGTTCAGAGATATACAAGTGACCGCATTCCGTATGACAGTGGTCGCTCTAGGACTTCAATGCCCAAGTATCTTCGCAATGCAATGGAACGACAGTTTGTGACTATGCCTGTTTCTAAAATCCCAGGGGGGCAGACTGAGTTTGCTGAATGGTTATACGGGGCGAAGAATGGTCCGATGTGTAGGAGTGATCCGTCCCAATGTGATCCAAATGCTAGGGGTGTGCAATCAGAATCGTTCGCGGGTCTTGGTGGGGATGGAGATAAGAGGAGTGGTAGATAAATAATCTCACGTATTAATAAATGGCGTATCAGCTCCAACCTGGTCTTTCCATCGTTCAAAATAGTGGTGCTCTCCCCAGTGCTAAGGCTACTGAAGAGGTTTTCGTTTATCCTCAGCCCAGTGGACCGGCGAACAATGGTTCGAGCCGACCTAACACGATGTTGTACGGGACTGCACCTTACAAGGCTGGTAAGGGTTCCCCGGCTCAGCACATAGATGTCAGTGACAGGCTTCGTCCCCAGAGTACATCTCGTTTCAACAAACACGTAGTCCAAACGTATGACAAGAATTATTTCCCCCTCAATAATGTTGAATGCAAACTGCCACTGAAGACAATGCAGTATGAACCGGCTAGCACTCGCGCGGAACTTCAGAATGGTTTGTTCCAGCAAAGGTATCTTAATAAAAATGTTAACAAAAAGTAAGAATGGCTGATCCCATTTCGCTTATGGCTGTAGCGGGTCTTATATACGCTGGTCGTAACTTGAGCACTAAATCTCAACCCCCCAAAGTTACTACCGAACCCCGAGTTATGAATGAACCCAACACGGTCGAAGAAGATAACTTCGACCCACCGGTCAATGTTACCCATAAACGAGAAATGTCAGGATTTGCTGATATTGCCCAACAATCTCGTTCAAGTGGTCAGGAAGTGATGGATATGAGAAATCGGATGCACGATCACGGAAAGATGAATAACCTGTCCCCCGTAGAGAAGGAGTTGGTCGGCCCGGGTTTGGGTATCGGACCTAATGTTGCTTCGACGGGTGGCTTTCAACAGATGTTACGTGTCAACCCTGTCAATGTTGGTGAATACAAATTAACCACACTTCCAGGACGTACCGGTCCCGCCGGTGATATCACGGGTGGTCGGGGTGCTGTCGTTGGTCAACTTACCCACAACAAACCGGCAACCACCGCCCACATGCCCTCTCGTCTTCCCAACATGCCTGGTCGGGCCCAGGGTATGACAGGAGTGGTCCCCCGTAACGAGCATGAGAGAACGAAGAAAACCACTAACCGTTCAGAAACAGGGTATCGGGGTGACAATTTGGGATTTAACGGCGCTAAGCGTGTCATTTCCGCCTCAACGCAGGCCCAAGATCCGACACGTTTCAAGGGTGATAACAATGATGCACAGTTCATGTACGGTAATCAACCAGCTCCAGGGATCACTAATTTCAATGGTGGTTATACAAACACTGCCGCTGCTCAAATCAATGTGAAGAATAACGAGCAACTCATGAAGTACGGTTTCCGCCCTGAAGATAAGCGTGGTAATCCCAACCGCATGGGTAACGCTGGACGCATGAACGTTCGTGAGAGTGCCCTAAAGCAGGGTGGGGCAATTACAGCTGTGAGGAGTGACACCAGTCGCATAGATGGACGTATCAATGCAGCTAACGGTGGGTGGACCCAAAACTACCAGCAAAAGCCCTACCACCAGTTCAACGCTTACAAGGGGCAAGGAAACCCCCATGTCAACAATCTGGGGATCGCCAAGAGACAGCTCCAGAACAACCCCCTCGCGCATCAACTTTACCAGTAGAGGATTTAGAATCAAACAAAAACACTCATTAAAATATTGTACCTATATTTTAATGAAGGTTCATAACTTTACGATCGACAGTAGTCAGAGGGACCCGACTCTCCACGCGAATCCGAATGATTACTCCGTGACCCTAGACGATGCTATATATGACGTGTCTCAAATTAAGTTAGTTTCTGCTCGTATCCCTACCTCACAGCTTTTGATATGTGAAACGAATCAAACTTTCCAGTATGAGGACGTATTGGGAACAACACATTCCTTCACAATTCCTGTGGGGAATTACGATGGAGCGTCTTTAGCGGCGGTGTTCAATTCAAGTCCCCAAAACCCCTGGAATATTTCCTACAACGTGTCAAAGAATAGTTTTAGTATGGGATCATCTTCAGGTGGACAGAAAACTTTTAAATTCAAAACTGGATCAGGTGGGTATGACGATGTCAATTCAAAAAAAACGACCATGCATCAAATACTGGGTTTACCAGCTGAAGATATTGGTGGGCAGTTCGGTGCGGCGAACTTCAAAGGACCTAATTCCCTAGTGCTGCGCATCTCGTCTGGATCTGAAAAGTTGAATCAGACGGTCTACACTTCAGAACCTTACTACACTGGTCACATCCTCCTAGATGGAACCGATTTTGTGAACGTGAGCGGCACGGATGATAAGGTCACACACACTTTCCACACTGGACCCCTTAAGCATCTGAAGGATATTCGCATCGAGTTTTTCTACATGAGTCACGGTCGTCTGATCCCCTACGATTTTAGAAATCAAGACCACGTCCTAAAATTTGAAATAACATGTTCGACTGATAAATTGGAAAACTTGGCACCCCTGGAGGAGAAACCAGTGGAAGAAGGAGAGGTACCAGAAATAAGCATTCCCGAAAAGAGGAATCTTTATGAATGGAAAATAGAGTACATTTACATTACCCTGATCATTTTCACAGGTTTTATATTGATACTGTCTATGGGTAAAAAGCGTTCTTAACGAGTAATAGCATAGACGGGCTGAGCAGGCTTGGACACACGACCGTTAACAGCAGCCACGATCAAGAAGATCACAACAGACAGAAGGGTGGTGAGAAGGGCGGTGATGATGTATTGGGAACCACCGTTCTTGGGGACCTTGATGATCTTGGTGATGGACCAGCGAACGAAGTCCATCCAAGACATGGCAGCGGCGAAGGAGAAACCACCAACGATGGAGTTCATGGTTTGGTTCTGGAGCTCTTGGGAAACGAGGTTTACGGTCTGCATAGCGGCGGACATTGTTGTTATACATTACGATAGGAAAATAATTATTCGAAAGAAAGTTTCTCCTTTTCAACTATTTTATTGAACCTCTTACCCTTGATCTTTTTCGAAAAAATGTCTTCGTCATCTGAATCATCAGTTGAGCTGTCTTCCACCTCGTACTTCTTGAACTGGTCTTCATCCTTGAATGACCACGGCTCAGGTTCTGAGATGTTCATTATTATTAATAGCATTTTTTAACATCTGTTCTGTCGGACTTTGTGGGACCCAATCATTCCAACCGTCGTGCGCCTGGTTAATTTGATTCAGTAATTGGTCTTCTCCTGAATACCTGACAAATTCTGGACACTCATCGATGTCTACGTTCTCCACAGAAGATTCATCCGAGTCTGAATCCTCATCGTATATCTCCGGCATGGTGCTCCCAATAACCAATCCAACACGACACATCGCACAATACTTTATAGCGTATTCGACATCCTCAGAAAGAATAACATCTCTCCCACAACCCTTGGCGTATTCCCCCGCGTATAGCATACCCTGTTCCATCACTGGTAAAAGTATGTCAATCATGGTTTTAATGTACTGGTCAGCGAATCCTGATTCCATACTGTGTGTATAGATTGTTTTATCTATAATATAACGTTTCTCAGGATGAGTAAAAAGGGTGTTAATAAAAACCAGAATTATACTAGAATGAACCTCCAACTTAGGAAGTTTAAACCTGAATCGATTACAGATGATAGGGTTTGTGTTTTCATAGGAAAGCGTAACACTGGTAAGTCGACATTGGTTAAGGATATCATGTATCACAAGAAACACCTCCCAGCTGGTATAGTTCTTTCAGGGACAGAAGAGGGTAACCACTTCTATTCTGAGTTCATTCCTGACTTGTTTGTGTACGGTGATTATGACCGAGACGCTATAGAGAGAGTCATGGCTAGACAACGTAAACTTGTCGGTGCTGGCACGAAGAACTGTGGTGCCTTCATGTTACTCGATGATTGTATGTATGATTCAAAATTCCTCAAAGACACGTGTATTCGTCAGTGTTTCATGAACGGACGACACTGGAAGATATTTTTCATGTTAACTATGCAGTATGTGATGGATTTACCACCAGCGCTTCGGGCGAACGTCGATTATGTTTTTATTCTCCGTGAGAACATCATTCAAAATCGTGAGAAGTTGTATAAATCTTTTTTTGGGATCTTCCCATCCTTCGACATGTTCTGCAAAGTGATGGACGCTTGCACAGAGAATTACGAGTGCCTCGTATTGGACAATACTGTAAAAAGTAACAAAATACAGGATTGTGTATTTTGGTATAAAGCTACACTCAGGAAGAATTTTAGGGTGGGTAGCTCGGACTTATGGAAACTTCACAAGAAAATGTACAACCCCAAGCACGGAGATATACGAGAAGAGGATGCCAAGAAGGCGACACGTAAGACTAATCTCAAAATCACGAAAACTAAATAATGCGTCTTTATTTTTTTTTCAAAAACCTAAGGGTATATTAAATGGCTCACGAAAACGTTAGGACCATGAATCTCGCGGACGATGGGGATGGTATGGTGCCCCTAAACAACAACCCAACAACTACTTTCAAGCATAACGAAGCGTATATTCAACACGAAAAAAATGTAAGTGAACATAAAGAGACGATGGATTCTACATCAATTAATGATATCATGATGGACCCCCCAGTGATGAATGAGGAACCAAGAATGCAGGGTGCAATGCCACATATGACCGCCCCCAATCCCCAGGGTGCGTATCAGGTTCAGGCCGAGAAGCCAGCCAGTAAAAATCCTTTCAACCTCACTGATGATCAACTCACCGCACTCGTCGCGGGTGTTTGTGCCGCTGTTTCAGTAAGTAAACCCATTCAGGATCGCCTCGCGACCTCTATCCCCAAGTTCCTTAACGAACAAGGGGGTAGAAGTTTGGTAGGTCTCGCCTCTACAGGTGCTGTAGCGGCTGTAGTTTTCTTCATGGTCAAAGATTACGTTGTTAAAAATTAGAGTTGGATTCCCAACCCATGTTACTGTAAACAGATTTATCCATTCCGAAATATGCAACCAATGCTCCAATAGCAAATGTGCCTAATAATAAGAAAAACAATTTCAGTTTCTTACTATTTGATGCCTTGCTATTTTTCATCGCCTCCCGCGTATCAGGAGATATCCGATTGATCAGATACGTGAGAATAAACGCGACGAGAGTAGAAACCAAGAAAAACCCACGATCTACTGCGAGTTGTGGGATTTTACCGATAGCGAATCGCATCGCGTTCGGCGCGATTAGAGTCATCCACAAAAGATTGACGATATAATTCTTTGAAAATTGAGGAACAATTAACACAGCATAGAGGGCTGCCCAGTAGGCTACAGCTTTTGCTACGACGCTGGGTGGTGTCTTCATTAAACTAGACTGAGATTATTTGTCCTGGATATGTTGACCACAGAATTCAGTTTTCTCTGTGACTCTCTCGTAAATTCCCAAGTTGATACATATGTCTCTCAACTCTTCGTAATTTTTCCAGAATTCTGGTGAGTGTGAATACTCTTTTAAAGTGCAATGTGCGAGTTCGTGGATGAGGACGTGGAATATTTCATTGGGTTTACCATCTAAACATAAAACTATTTCACCACCCTTGTTAGTGTTTGTCCCCACCGAACCCTTCATCCACAATTTACCAGTTAAGGGGGTGTGTTGGGTTAGTATGTGAAACTTTTCATTCTTAGTTTCTCTCAGGTGTTCTCTGAGAGATTTGTATTTCTCATTCACTTCTTTGAGTTTCTCGGGTGGATTAGTTCTAAAAAATAAATAGATTGCAACTATGAGCAGTACAATCATCTCTTATATACAAAGATAAATTTGCTATACAACTCTGAGATGGGATTCCCCTGTAGAGGTTCCCAAGAGAGCAATTTAAATCCAAGCTCTTCCAAGTGTGTTATAAGTAAGTCCTTGTACGCGACTGGTTCTGATTTTGGACCATCCGCGTAAAATGGTGTATCAGTCAGATTCACAAACAACTTCTCCCCAAATCCCCCGTTCCCATGATCCTTAAGTTTGAAGAAATTACCCTCATCATCCATGAATGGTGTCCTAATTATAATCTTTTCAGAATCTGGAATAATACCTATTAGTTTTCCATCTGGTTTCATCCTTTTTTTTATTTCACGTAGTGAACTAAAAAACAAGTCCCTCGTCCCGAAGATATAATGTAATGAAAAATTGTAAGACACGACGTCATGTTTCCTATTTGGACAATTGTGAATATCACCCTCGTAAAAGTTCACCCTCATGTGCATGTTTTTCGCCCGTGACCTAGCCTCTACGAGAGCAGTCGGTTCCGGGTCACACATGTTTATGTTTGCCCCGCATTTGTGCCACTTTTGAAGATCTCCACCAAAACCACACCCAACGTCCAATATACTGTTACCAGGTTCAGTGACTGACTGTATCAATAAACGTTTGGCTTCGTTATGATTCTTACGAATCTCTTCCATGAGTATACGTAGACTAAAAACTTTAAGGTAGTAACGAATTAATAATTAACTTAAAGTTTTGAATACTGTATAAAGTATAATGTCTCTCACCCAAGACTACACCACTGTCCCTGGACAACTGTTCGCGTGCCTCTCAGTCGTTGGACCTGAATCCCCCCAAAAGAATGATAAATTTGGTATCAAAATTAGGGGTGCGTTCGCTAACCGTGACGAGGCGGGTAATCACGCCAAACGTCTTCAGAAGGAGGATCCCACATTCGACATCTACGTAGTAGAAATGTACAAGTGGCTACTTATCCCCCCTGACCCAAGTGCTATCGATGATGTTCATTACACCAACGAGAAACTCGAGGAGATCATGGTTGGATACAAGGAGAACCAGAGTCAGGCAGCTCGTATGTTCCAAGAGAGGAAGGATGGGATGATGGCTGGAACTAATAATTTCACCCCTGGTGATGATAACTCCAAGTTTTACACCAAACCTGATGAATCCCCAGTTTCTCACCCCGCGGAGGTCTTGGAACGACTTCAGAAGGAGAAGCCAGACACACCGATGGAAGAACTTGTCAAAGAGGCGGATAGTATTGTAGCCATCGAGCTCGAGGAACGACGCAAACAACGTGAGCAAGATGATAATTTAGAAAAAGTCGTAGAAGAATAAATAAATAATATATGTATATAACAAACAATGTTCGGTATTTTAATGACCATACTATTGGTCGGAGCATTCTTTATTTTGTTTTTTAAATCACCATACAATTTAAAAAGGGAAAAGAAAAAGGAGGAGGAAGTATCTTCGACAGTTGAATATGTTGAAGATACTGGACTAGAATCGTATGGTGACGTTATGAAACCAGGGGACACTGGCACGTTTGTGCCATTTTCTACTATCCCAGATGATAATTGGTTGAGTGGGTATCCCCACTTGGAAGATACAGAATATGACGCCAACGTACCAAAACGTTTGATCACACGAGAGCTTGCAATGGAGGAGTTGAAAGAAAGTTTAAGTGTATCTTAGAATTACAGGTTGCATGGTCTTTCCCATGAAAAATCCTAAAAGAAATACTGCAAATGCGATGATCCACGTAGACTTTTCTATATTTTTGAAAGGATCGCGTGATTCTGGATATCCATAGTTCACTTCCGGGGGTTGAAAATAATACGGTTGCTCATTGGGTATTTCCTGACTATGTTTTTCATCCTCTTCCTGAACGAGAGGGTCTACGGCGGGATTGTATTCGATTGGATTACCAATGTCACTTTCCATTACTAATATACTTTCTCTTTTTTTTAAGTGTCTTCTGACTCACTCTCCTCTTCGTCATCTACAACAAAATCCTGTAAGTTACCGTTTTCGTCGGCATCGTCTTCGTCGTCAGATTCACTCTCGTCTGATAGACATTCTTCGTCAGATTCTATATCAGAACCGACATCAGTATCATATTCATCAGAACAATAATCATCGTCGAGAGCCGTCTCGGTTGGAATAAATATAGCGGGTTTTTTAACTACTCTACCCGATCGTGTAGACATTAACATATATAGTCGATTACTGTTTAAGTACGTTTATAATATTAGGGGTCAATTTGTGGGCCCTGGATGTACATTTCTTACATGTAGGACAGACTTGCTTGATTTCATTCTTTTTTATGGTGTATGTCATGAGGCTTTCGTGGCACGATTCATTCGTTTCACAAAACCTCGAAGTAGTTGTGAGTACTAAGCCACCCTTCTGACGTTTCATGTTTATAATTTTCGTATTGTCGTCAACCTTCATCCACTTGTTCAAGAAAAATTCGAGTTGTGCCCTGACATTTGGTAAGGGTTTATCGACAAACTGTGTAATTTCCTTACACTTCTTAATCTCCTCCTTGTCAGGGTATAGAATGTCTACAATTTGACTGGGAAGTTCGTGTCTTCGTCCACAGAAATCTTTACAGAAGCCATCTACACGCCCCTCGAGTGTGGGGCACACACAAAAACACTTCTGTAGAATCTGTTTACCACTGATTAAAAACCAAACGTGATTCGAATTGTGTTTTCTCTGTGTATTTTCACAATATTTGGATGTGCTCGAAACCAAGAATGTATTTTTGGACTTGTATATCTTTGTCACGTAGGATTCCCCCTGACCATTCAAATTTTTACGAATAAACGTTTCGAGTGAATTTCTGAGAGTGCTGTCACAAATTTCATCCTTCATCTGTTCGTTTGAAAATGAACCCTCTTTTCGTTTTGTCGACAAGTCGATTGAGAGAGTGACAGGTTTTTCGGTCCTAACCGCGGTTGATTTTAGGAGGTCTGGTTCTGGTTCTGGGTTAATTCTCATCAGAGATGAGAGGGGCCAAGTGTATTTGAATAGTGGTAAATATATACCTTCCACCACACCTTTGTTCATTTTGTGGGACCACGGCATACGAAATCCACTTCCCTTCGTTTTCCTGTCAGGGTTTCCATACACCGATGAGTCTATGATTGTATCCCACTCAGTGTTTCTATCATAACTGAATAAATCTGAAAGTATATACTCCCTCAAATACACGGCGATATCTTGATTCACCACGAAATCAGGCCAGTTTAGGTGGACACCAGTTTTAATTTTGTTACCAGATTTTTTGGGTTTCGCGACAGAAATTATACATTCCTTCCCCTCAAATTTCTTGACACATTTACATATCACTTCACAAATATCTCTGATCATGTCGATTCCCAAACTATCCTCACCCTTGTAATCTATGTCGACGAAGAAATTGTAGGTAGGTGTCTTCTGTTCCACGACGAATACCTTTTCACCTACCTTGACAGCATCGATGTACTTTTCGTAGAATTCATTCAATCTATCAAATGGCACAGACAGGCAACCGCCGTCTAGGAGCACATGTGATGGATTGGGGACCTTTTTCAAAAAGCCGTTTTGATTGCACCAGCTTTTGAACATACTTACTTAACTACTCTCATCTCTAAACCATCTCATGAAAGAGACGTCTTGAAATTCTTTTGTTTTTGACAATTCCTTCTTAAAGGTCAGCAATTCGTAAACTGTCATATTTTCATTTTCCTTAATCCACTCCTGGATTTCTACATCACACAATCCCCTATTCTTTTCAAGAAGTTCAGATATTTGTCTCAAAATAAAAGCCTTGGACTTCATTATTTAATAGAAAACTTTTTTCTATCCTGGGATTGAACACAAGCGTAAAATTCTGGATTTTTAATGACATTGTCTATTATTAACTTCCAACGCTTACGTGAGTTAAACTCTGGTAACGTGTCATAACTCATATAATCGTTTTCATCGTATGTTTTTCTTATGGGCTGATTGTTAATCTTCTTTAGATTCATCTTTGCCTTTTCATCGTAAAATTTTTTAATTTGGGTGTTCTGTTCTGTGCGATTATAGTCTACAAAAAACACAAACACGTTATATTCGAGGTCAACTGTCGGACTTTCTTTAACTGTAAATTTGAAGTCGGTGTACTCTACGTTTTTTAAAGAAACCACACCACGTGTCTCTTCTTCTAATTCTCGTAGAGCACAACGAATTGGATTTGTTATTTCCCTACGTCTACACCCACCAGTAACAAAAATCCAATCCTTGAATCTCCAATCCCTCACGGTGAGAAATTTTGGTTGATCACCGTGAAAACTAACTGGTATTGCAATAGCTTTATACTTCTTCATTGCGCATTCGCAAGTTATAATAAGATGATATGTTTATTCCTCCGATTTTTCCTCTACTGGTTCTTCCTCAATTTCGTCTAGTTTTGGTGTGTCAACAACACTACGCTTGGGCTGAGGAAGACGGCGGGCCATGTGGGCTGAAAAAACTTTCAACTCGTCGACATCCTGTTTAGCCTTGTTTAGCTCCTTAAAAAGGAATATCACACCTGCGATACAAACAATTGTAGCAATTATAGTCATAGTCTCACGATCGATAGGAATCATTATACTGTATGTACGAATTTTGTTTTTAAGTTATTACGCCCATAGAGGTTGTACTCTCATTAGGGCACTGATATGGGCTAGTTGCGAATTGAACGGCTTGGTAATGCGTAGGTTGACAAGACTTCTCTGTCGGCTGGGTGGGCTGACCGACAAATTTTTCGAGTGTCCTGGACTTCGGGTCATACGTCAATACAAAAACGATGGATAGGAGAAAGACGATCTTCCAAAACATTGTTACTTACTATTTAGTTAGAATATAATAGGCCACCCATGCCATTTTCGATGCGGAGCACGTTGTAGTTTACTGCATATATGTCCTCGTCGAAATCTTGGGCGGTCGATTGGATTCTCGCAGAATCGAGGCGAGAGAAGTTGAGGGTGCCAGTGGGTTGAAGTTTAGCAGCGTCCAAACAGAAAGGGACGAAGAACAACATGTTACCCCTAACACTGGAGTTGGTAGTGTGGTAATAGAGGGGAACCGATGTGAAGTTGGGATCGGCGAATTTGTAATCGGTGATATCAGTCCCGTTGATTTGAAGTTTAAGCTTGTTAGCCTTATCGAGGATAGTCATGGCAGAAGCCTTACCAGCCGCCAAATATTTGATGGGGTGGTTGAAGTTGAGCTCCTGAACCTTAGCCTTGGAACCGATCGACTTCTGAACCTGCGTAATGAGCATGTTTTGGGAACCGGTGGAGAATGCAGCACGCTCGTCCGTGTCGAGATAGGCATAGTTGGCGTAAACGTTCCACGAATGGTTAGCCGCTAGGGTTCCCCAAGTGATGCGCAACTCGACGTCATGGTACTGGAGGGCCACTAGGGGGAGGGCAGATTGCCAGTTCTCACAGAAGGAGAAGCGAAGGGGATAGAACTTGGCAGTCGCGGCACCGTCGTAGAGACCAGCCGCCACAGACTTGGATTGTGTGGCAGCCGAGAGGGTGGGGGCGATGAGAGTGGAATACGTGGAATCTTGGGTGTCAATAACTTGGCCACCCACGAGAAGCTCGACCTTGGAAATCAAAGCAGTCCAGTCGGGGATTGGCTCTGTATCGGGGCCCGTTGAATCGTGAGGAGCCAAGTAAACATAGTTGAGGAGATCACCCTTGCGCTCGAAACGAACGGAGGACATACCACCGTTGTTCACGTTACCTTGGATGACCTGACGTTCAACAGTTTGGGAAAAATTCGTGTAACGTTTGTACGTGGACCTAAAGAAAGAGACCTCAGGATTACCCACGAGGTGAGCATCCTGGGCACCGACAGCGACTAGTTGGGCAATACCACCAGACATTTATAATATAGTGAGACTTTATTTTTAAGCATTTTCGAGAGCTTCGATTCTCTTCGTCAACGAGAATACCACGTTCTGGAGGAGGGTAATTTGGGATTTCATACCCTTGAGGTCAATATTTTGTGTCGTTCCATTGGGTGTCGAGGGCTTAGTGGGCCACACAGGGTTCGTGGGATCCTCAGTCTTCGAGGGGAGGTCACGAAGCCCCTGACGATATGCGATCCACACACCCCTCTTGTCATCATGTATTTGGTAATCCGTGGAGAAGACCCAATCCACCTCGGCTAGGCGCCTGCTGCGTTCTTCGCGGAGGTTTTTCCAAGGCTGGGCATCGATGAGTTCTTGGAGCTTTGCTTCAAACTCCTCCTTTGGGGGTTTTTCGTAGCCTTCGGGGAACTTTATGGATTCCCACGTTTCACCAAATTCACTCGCAGGTGGGATAATCATAAAATGTTTGATTGTATTTTCAACCAAAACCACTTGTTTCATAAAATCCAAACGTAGCTGCATTTAGTATAAGTTTATATAATAAAATGTTCACCATGACGATAAGTAGAAGCCATTGAAACCACCGTATCCCCCATTTCCTTGGAATGCTGCAGTACCGGAAGCTACTATAGTATATATATAATCACCTACATCTAATTTAATCATCACAGTAGCTACATTGGTTGAATCACCCGGTAGTGCCGAGTTTTGGTTTTTGCCAGTTATAAGGTGTAGTGGATTATTAGCATTCGTATCAGAACCATTTATCTGATATCTTATAGCCGGTGGGTCGGTACTATAGCTCCCTACAAAGTGACTGAACATATAAATCCCCCGTATAGGTGCCGTGAATCTACCATTACTAGTGTCAAGCCCACCACCTTGATTAAAACCAACGTAATTCCATATAATAGCACCACCAGTATTCGTAACGCCCTGGTATTGCCGGTTAGCCACAAAATACACCGGACATTCTGTCATATTCACACCCTTAATAGTCCCCCTCACATCCAATTGGGCTTCAGGGACTTTCCCGATGCCGACGGCCGTGTCGCTGATGACCATGTACCGCCCGGTTCGGCCCAATCGGTACAACTTTTGGACCTCCGAGGCTTCGAGGGCGACGTTGTAGAGTTTGAAGTTGGAGATTTTACCATTTACAGGCTCTGTTCCTCCAATCCTTGCTCCAATATTCAATGCTGAATTCGCTGGTAGGGATGGTTGTGTGACCGTCCCTGCCGTAGCTCTGGATCCCGGAGCTACCAAAAGTTCAACACCATCAACCCAAATTTTTCTACTCACACCGACTTGTCCACCCGTAACACCGGAATCTGTACCTCCATCATAATTAGCTACAAGATGATACCACCGGTTTACCACAGGTGTCCACGTGAATCTAACATCGTTAGAGTAAAAAAAGAATTCTATTTCATCTTGACCGTTTACTAATTTTAGACCAATTGAATCATTTGAGGCGTTCACACCATATTGTGTTAATCCAATATGCCCCGTGTTTACCTTAACATTTACCCAAAATGAAATTGTAAATGGATTGAATCCACCCACAAAAGATATTGATTCTGATTTAATAAATTGTGCTTCGGCTACTACCGTGGGAGATTTAATACCAACAATTTTATAAGTATTGGAACCGTTTATATCTTGGTCAATCCAAAATTCAGTTGATCCAGCGAGGAATGAACTTACTTGAGCATTTGCAAGTGCAACATAGGGGGCATATGAACTCCAAACACTGTAACTGCCCGATGCTAAACCACCATTTGCAACCGTCGTGCTAACATAATAAAATGTCGAGTTGGATGGTTTAAAATACATATGATAATTACTAGTATTCACAGCTTCATATTCACTTGGAGTCATACTGCTGATACCGTTCGGAACAAACTTAAAAGCCTTATCGGCTGCGGAGTAGGAGGCACCGTTGTAAAACGCCCCATGATTCCCCTTCCCCGAGATATCTTTGGGTGAGGAATTGACGGTGGTATCGAAATCCAGTAGCAACTTCTCCGGCCTAGGGGTTTCCGTATCCACGTCGTACCGAGAGATGCGGGGAACATCGAGGGACCTGGTGAGGCTCAGCGAACCCTTGTCCAGGGTCGTGGGGCCGGGGGTGCCGAAATAGCGGACTTCTACGATACGTGCCCCAGTATCGGCACCCGTGATCTTTGTCGTTATGAAGGCGTACTCGGAATAATAATTGGTATTTCCAGACACCGTCTCATTATTTTTAACATCCGCGACACCATCGGTGAACGTGTGAACATGGGACCACGTAGTGCCATCAGTAGTTCCCCAAATTTGCCCTTCTTTAGGGGATTTTGTACCGGGACCGGTGAACTCATAACTTTTAAGGCATATTTCGTAGGGTAATTTTAATGATATCCAAGGTCCATAAGGTGTATTAGACGCTAACCTTGTTGAACCACTCGTAGACACGGCTGGACTACCACCCGATGTAGATGTATACGTACTGGCAGCCGATTCCCAGTAATCGGTCAACGCGTCATTTTTATTAAATGCATTATTATATTTAAGTTGAGTCGAAACCGGTGGTGCAGTGCCTTTGTATCCAGATGCAAAATATTGCGACGCGTTCCCCGTGCCTGTATTTCTAACCCATAACTCTGTGTATCCCGGAAAAGCCGCTATATTATTTGGGATATAATCATCAAATCGACCCTCAGTGAAGTCATTGAAATTGGTTTTATTAGTGTAGTACCTTGTCCCGTTGACGACGGTCGCAGGATTGTAGAATATACGCTCATCATAGCCATTCCCGGTGTATCCACTGGCAAGAGCAATATCCAAGGCCTCCTGTTGAGTCATAGGTACGCCCAGAAACAGACCAAAATTGCTACTCGCTGAAGTGCAAAACACACCGTGTCCCTCCACCAACGTTTCGTAGCCCGTCAACCCCCTAGGAGGATACTCTTGGATTCGCTCATCTCCCGCGAGTTCCAATTGGCCCGAGGGTTCGGCGACCCCCACGCCCAAGTGTCCCTTGTAGAGGGTCACGGAGGAACGGGTCCCCAAGAAATAGTCTTTTTGGTAGTCGTAGAGTTCTTGGACCTGCCCAGCATTGAGGACCTTCGAGAAGAGACGGAAGTTCGCGATGGAACCTGTGAAATAGTCACTGGTATCTCTAGACCCCACAGTAAATTGTGTATTCACATTTAAATCAAGAGCTCCCGAACCTACTATTGTGGGATAAATATATATACCATTTTTGTAAATACTCATTTCACCGTTATTACGATAAAATATGAGATGAGACCATTCACCCACGTGTAATAAATCACTCGTATTATATTGCTGAGCAGTTCCTCCAACGACAAATAAGTTTAAAATAGCACTGCTTATATCTATTCCAAAACCCTTAGTGTTTGTATTTTCACCGAATAGGAATGGACTATTATCCAAAACATTTGGTTTTACCCACATGGATATGGTAAAATTTAATTCACCCGTACCATTCGTGACTGATCCACCAATAGAATCTCCCACACCATCAAATACGAAAGCTCCATTTGATACTTGTGGGTCACCAGATACCGTGCCATTGTTCGTATTTGGGGAAAGATCTGTCACTGACGTCACAGCCCCATCCACCAAATCCTTCGCATCATAGTAGACCTCCAACTGTTGGGTCCCCGGCGCGTTATACACGGACTTTAGGGTGGTGTCTAGGGACCCGCTACCTTCTTCGTGGCCATAGAAATACGCCTGCCCAATATTTGCAGTCCCTACATTGTTTACGAGGGATGTGATCTGAATCACAAAGTATTTATAAGATGTTATCGTATCAGTGCTATAACTAATTATTGATTGACTCACAGCAGGGTGTGGTCGTAAAATCCAAGTTGTACCGACCTTAACAACTTCGGAACCCAATGTGTGTTCTACAATTGTATTAAAAGACCCACTAGTTTTTGCACCAAAAAATGTATAGACTGAACCAGTATACGTAACCCAAGCTTCGGTGCCAGTAAAACCGTTAAAGTTGACAATGTTTGCGGTTTGATAGTTACTAGCCCAGTTGCCATGTCCACTCGGGTCACTAGTAGACCCAACATGACGAATATTTCCATCGCTGGATCTCCAAAAAAATGGACCATAATTGTTAGAACTGAAACTAGTTGCATTCTGAGCAGCTTGAGCTTCAGCCTGTGTCCTAAGTGGTGCTGCAGCAATCCCACCCGCTCGGGCTACGTTCTGACTTGGTTCGACGACACCATCGTCACGGGTGACTGAAACAATATCTCCATTAGTGGAAGAAATTGCAGATATAGAACCTCGTTGTTCGTATGGTGGACTTGTTATACTGGAAAGTTGATACCAATTTGTATCATCATTACTTCCATAAACATATGCTTGATCAAAACGTTGATCACTCACGGCGCGTTGGAATACTGTTTTTTGTAAACGAATTTTTTTAGGAAGTTCTAATTTTACCCACGAACCAGCACGAGTACCTGCTACACCCGATATTCCTGATAATCCATCAGTGGAAGGAGAATTTGCGTCAAATGGAGTAGATGTAGAGTATTTCGCAGTTTGGTCAGTAATCCATTCAGTTGTAGATACTTCATCAAATGCTCTCCATCCCTGAAAACCATCAGAGTGTGGTCGTAAAATCCAAGTTGTACCCACCTTCACAACTTCATCACCAATAGCGTGTTGTAAAGAATACGTGCCTGCCGTTTTGAAACCTAAAAATCTATAAAGAAGGCCGGTGTTTGGGTTTTTATCGGTTACCCAATACTCGGTTGGTGTACTTTGGGCAGGAATATCGTCAACAACGACATTTTGCCCGCCTGTAACCCAACTAGTGC